TTGCCCCTAAACTCAATTTGACCGTCTGCCCATGTGTGTACAAGTTCAGGCCAAAGCAAATTGCCGTCATGAAATGTCAGAATGGCAAAACCGCTACGCCAGTTGGTTGGAGATAGCTCAAGGTAATTTTCAAATTGCGGGCCTGTTGGTTCTGCCAGAGTACCTGTGTCAACCCCATATCGTGTGCCATTGTAATCATCAAAGGGAGTTACTTTAAGGCTATGTAGATGGCCTGTAACGATGTTTACGCCAGCATTGACAGTATTGTTGTGGGTGGCGTGTATACCGCCCTTCCAGCGGTGTTTGACAATAGTTCCTTCAGCGGGCCAGCAAGCCCAGCAAGGATGCCAAGCAGGAAAGTGATCCTTGAGGCTAAACCCTTTGACAAATTCGTATTGCGGTGCATTTGCCGCCAGACGGTTTTCAAAACGCGCGTCATGGTTACCCAGCGTCCAAATTAATTGCGTGTTGTGTCGCGTCTTTTTAGCTACATCCTCGATCTCACCCATTGCAATTTCACAGGCTTTAAGTTCCTGTATTACGGATGGTGTGGAATCCCAGCCAATTCTTGGATAGCGAGAAATACTAGCGCCATCAAAAATATCCCCATTGGCAATAACTGCTGTGGGCTTAAACTCCTTAATAACCCATAAAAGTCCTTTAAATGCCGTAGTATGTATACCAGGCCAAAAATGAGCATCACTAAAAACAATAACAGTGCCATTTAGAATCCCCAAATCTTTGCGGGTTGAACTAGGTTTTGTTGATACTCTTAAATGAGGTTTTTTTGTGACCAAAGACTCGCCGTACTTTACTTCAAGCGCCCTGCGTCTGCGTAAAATATTTCTTACGTTCATTCCTGTAACTTTTGCCATGTCGGCTGATGACTGATGTTGTTTCCAAAGCTCAATAAATTCTTGGTCGGTTATTTTCATATATGTGCCATCTTAAGTTTGTTGTATTGACGCATATATTCATGACAGTTTAATTTAAGAATACGCTCTAGGGCCTTGTTTATCAATAATTAACGACATAAATCGTGGTTCATGTTCTTCTTCGTTAGGAATTGAGACATGAACCCAGGCGTCAAATTCTCTTATGAGCTGGTCATATTGCAAATCAGATGCTTTAATGGCCCGCACTACTTCATCTGGCGTCATGCCTGGCACACGAAAATCAGCCGCACACCCACGCAAATGTTGGCTAACAGACGTACTATTTACTGCACGGTTAATTTCTGGCGATCTGAACGCGCTATCGATCAAAATGGGTTTACCCAACAGCGCGCGCACTTGTTCCAAAAAGTTGGCCAAACGATTTAACTGGTAAATCTGCGTTTCGTTGGGTGTATTGTCAAACTCTCGATGATTGGTAAAAGTCAGTTCTTTTAGCGTAAAATGCTCTGTCATGGTCTGGCAACTCCTTGGATTTTTTCTACTGTGCGTAGACCACCAAGGCCAAGCAAACCAATCAACACTGGCATCATTTCAGATAAATCAGCGGGGGCAAGCGTCATAGGGTGGCCAAAGTACGCGGCGGCAAATAAAGCAATCTTTAAGCCAATCCAGTTCCATGCACATGCTGCACCGCAAACCCAGCCAATAAACGGCCGCCAACCGGAGACAAACACTGACGCATTGGCCGCCTCTGCTTTGTTTATTTCCATTTGACCTGTAATCACAGCCAATTCACCAGATTGTTGAAGTTTGAACAACTCTAATTTGGCCGCAGCCGCTTGCGCTGGGTCTGGCCAAAGCCGGTCAATGACTTTGGTTCCTATGCCTAGCATGATGGTGACTGGATCCATTTATATCCCCAATACTTTTTTGACGAGCTCGCCAGCGAACCCTGGGCCCAGCAACACAGCGCCGATCAGCACGTAGAGCAAGTACTCAATCCGCGTCATGCGCTTGTCGCCATCGATGAATGATCGTTCAATAGCCGCATAGCGTTCAGCGCAGACAGCTTCATGGACGGCTAGCTTGGTGGTGGTTTGTTCAGTCATTGTGCTAGTGCATTTTGGTTTTGTTGGACTGGGCCCAGCATATTTTGGACGCCCCGAGAAAAGAAAGCCGGTTGATTTGCCGATACACCTTCAATAACTTGTGGTGTCTCACCAAGCCGCATACGATTGGCCAGTCGGTTTACTTCTTGTACGCGACGCGTTTCAGCTAATCCTTTAGCCGCCATACCTGCGGCGGCGGTGTACACACCTAACGGATTTACCGCGGTAAAAATAGCCGCTGCGGGCGTCATTGGAGTGAATTTGCTGATGGTACGCAACATTGTTTGCAGTTTTCCACCTTTAGCTGCTTCACGAATTGCTTGCTGTTCATCCGGCGAAAAGAAACGCATTTTCTTTTCGTTTTTTGCTAACGCCGACAACTGGCTAGCAATATTTGCTTCTTTAGATCCTTGTGATACATCAGCGTTGTCCAAAATGTCTGTAATGACTTCGCTTTTTTTCATCTTGGAATAATCCGCGCGGGCGTCTTTCCAAGCCTGCACTGCTCGGGGATCGCCCGCAACAATTGCGCTAGGTTTTGCGTTTAAAACATACGTGTCAAATTCATCTATCAATTGCTTACCCGCCAAGCGTTCAGACGCATCGCTGCTTTTTGCCGCAGCGCCAATGATTGTTCTTAGCGTGTCTAACTCTTGAACCGTCTTTGGGTTTCCTGCGGCCAAATTACTCAGCGCCACGTCAACCTTGGGCATTGTCCGAGGATCATATCCAGCAGAAGTTCGCAACTTGGCGGGTAACGTGGCCATGTGCGCTTCAAATTGATTGTTGTCAAGCTGAAAATTTGATTTGTCAAGAATATCATAGTTAGCTTTAGATCGTGCGGCTAACTCTTCAACTGTTGGAACAACACCGCGTTTAACTGGGCGTACACCCGCCGCCGTGCCAGTAACAACGCCCGCTGCAAGCCCTGCTAAAGGATTATCTGTTGCTTCAGTAACTGTCTGCCCTGCTGCGGTCGCAAGCGGTGCAGTAACCATTTGGCCAACGGGCCGACGCGCGGCTTCAGTTCCAACTGCTTGTAATCCTTGAGCAACATTCGGCGCTTGCGATAACGCACGTCCGGCGGCTACAGATCCACCAGTACCTGTTAACGCGCCTGAACTTGATTGAAGAACTCGTTCAACAAATGTTTCGGCACGTGGGCCTGGAATCATGCTGGATATGACTTGCGATGGCAAACGAACATTGCTGTCTGTAAGTTTGTTGTATCCCTGCACTAATACGTCAGAAGCTGGAACAGCTAAACCGCCCGCCAAACCACCTACTGCCGCGCCTACTGGGCCGCCCAACATAAAACCAGCGGTTGCGCCAGCGGTAGTGGGGGCTAACGCTTCAGTAGCGCCACGAACGGCGACTCCTACCTTACGCATAGCCTCTTCACCAAACGACAGATCAGGCGCAAGATGCTGCAAAATTTCGTTGGGCTTGTACCCCGCATCTAACGCTTGTGTGACGCGAGGGTCTTTATCTCTTAAATACCCGATAAGTTGATCATCGGTATACCCAGCGCGCCGTGCTGTATTGATCTGATCGCGGAATTGGTCGGCCATACATACCCCCGTTTATTTATTTTTAAAAATTTCGGATAGTGGAGGGCGATTATCTTTAGTTGGCGCGGTTTGATCACCTGTTGGAATAGCGTATTTTTTAAGCACAGGAGTGTCAAACAAAGATTTGCTGCCAGGGCCACTATTCCAAGCGTCATCCGCACCATCAAACGTCTTATGCGTTTTACGCCAATCAGCGTAAAAATTACGTTGATCAATATCGCGTTGAAGTTGTGCTTTGGCTACGTTAAGAACAAAGCGGTTAGCGTCTTTGGTGTTACCCAGTTGAGCGCCAGTAGCCGAAATACGTTGCGCGTCAGATTCTGTTTGCGGGCCTTTTTGTTCCAATTGACGTTGCAACACCGCAGCATTGGCGTTAGCCAAAAATGTTTGAGCATTTGTGGCGTATTTTTCTGCGTCTTTAACCCCAAGCGCGGCCAACACTTTAGCACCGGCAGTTTTGGTTTCTGTAGCAAACCCAGTATCAAAACCTTTGTCTAAGATAGCAAGATTGCTTTCAATTGCAGGCATTGATTTTTGAGCAATATTTGACGCAGCTTGTATGCCTTCATAGCCTTTAACTAAAAGTTTGCCGTAATCAGATGCTTCAGCTTTTTCTTGGCCATAAGACACGCTTATTGGCGGCGCATGTGTAGTTTGTTTTGTAATCCATGCTTGTTTGGCTTGTATTTGTTGAGCAGGCGTCAAGTTAGAATTTACCAACATTCTTTCAAGCTCAGATGGCGTAGTAGTTTTTGGTATGGTTGCAATCACTTGACCAGCACCATTTACCAAATTGTTGTCAATGACATGGACTTTATTTGCGTCTTCCAATTGCTTGGTAATCATTGCGGCTTCATTTTGCGCGGCGGGCACATTAGGATAGAGTGTTTTCAAATCCAAAAGTCGCTTTTGTAATCCGGCGATGTTTATCCCCGCAGGTGCAGCAAGCTGATTGACTTGCGCGGGGGGTGCGGCGGTAGCAGGTGCCAATTGATTAGTTATCGGCGTAGCAGGCGGTAACGGTTCACCTCTAGCGGGGAGATTTCTTGTTTCTACAAAAGGTGCTTGCGCTTTTACGCCCGCTTCCAAAACATCTTGTCGACGCATGCTGCTATCAGACGTTCCATTAGATGCAGGTAAATTAGCGGCAGAGGGCATGGCTGCGTCAGACGGGGGCTGTCTTTCCGCCATATATGCTTTGCGTTCATTCGCCGCTTGCAACATTTGTTGAGCCGTTAAAATCAAGTGCGGGTCTCTTTGCGACAACGCAAAGTCATGAAAGCTGGCTGCCAATTCATCTGGCGATCCAGTCTTACCGTTTGCCATACTTATTTGAACAAACTTATCTAAACCAGCTTGCCGATTTTTATAGTCAGCCAGTTCTAATTGAGCTTTTTGCTGTTGCAAACCACCCATAGCCAACTGCTGTTGCGCCAACTGATTGCGTTGCGTTTCTTGTTGGCCAGCCAATATGTTGCCCGCAATATTGACGGGCTGAAGCATTCCAAAATCAAGTGCCATGATGTGACCCTTTATTGTTGTCCGTAGTAACCGCTGTATTGCTCGGGGCTTATGTTGTAGCCCGCCGCACCGCTACCACCACCACCTCCACCAAACAAACCACCAAAATTAGGGTTAGTCTGACCATATAGTTTGGCAATGTCGCCGTAAGATGATGCTCTGGCTTGTGATCCTGCCAACAATGCGTTACCTTGGTTGACACCCTGTTGCATGTATGCATTGCCTACATTACCCGCCATGTTCTGACCGGCGGTGCCCAACGTGTTGGCCGTAGTTTGGCCATAACCCGTAAGTGACTGCAACGGCCCCAGACGCGCTTGGCGCTCTGCCTGATACCGGTTAAAAGCATTGGTATATTCTTGCGAACCCATGTCTTGGCCGTAGCGTTGCGCGGCCTTTAATGCCCCGCCAGAGATCAAACCACCACGGGCTGCCGCAGATCGGTCAAGCGCCTGCTGACCTTCTGACAACCGAAATGCGTAGCCAGGGTCTTGTTGGAATTGTTGCATCCCAAACGGCGTGTATTTGGAAGCAGCTACCAATTCCGGCAACGCATTTACGCCGACGTCGTAGAACGGCTTTTGCATCTCCAACTGCTTTTGATACTGCTCGCGTTGAAATGCAATAGCGCGATCAGAAGCCGCGCCGGTAGTGTCTGCGGCTTCCCTAGCGGCGTCGCCTTGCATTTTGCCGCCGATTAGGCTGGCCGCTGCGGGGACGATGAATGACCAAGGCATAATTTACTCCTTCAGGCTTAACGCCAATTCTTGCATTTCTTCTACGTTGCTGGGCACAATCAGCACTTCGTCAACTTCGTTTTCATCCGTGCAGTCGGTGGCGTGTACACAGTACCACACTACGTCTGTGAGCGATTTTACGCCGTGATGCTTGCCTGCGGCAATAGTCAAGCAAGCAGGGCCATGAACGACCGATCTGACCCCATCCACAAGCAATTCAACAGACCCGCTGGCCAAGATGGACAGGTGGTCATGCTTGTGGGCATGTTGCACCAAAACGTGCCCCGCTGGTATGCGGGTTTCTTTGGCGTACACGCCCGAGCTAAAGTGGTGATGGATCATCAATTATTCCAAAAGAAGAATGTTGTTAGGTATGTATTGTGTCACCAGCCAGTTCGAGCCGTCAGACACCAAAGTCGTCTGGTCACCTGTGCTGGCCAACAGGATGGACGTTGCCGCCGCACCGCCGGTCAGAGGCACCACGTTTGAAGACGCTGAGACAACCGTCTGAGCTTGGTAGTTCAAAAACCGCAAAACCCGACCTGACCAGCTTGACGCTGCTGGCAAGGTCACCGTGCAGGTCGAGCCAGATTTGTTGTTAATTAACCAAACGTCAGTTGCCGCAACCGTAAAGTCAGCGGTCTTGGTGACCGGCGCAGACGGCGCAAAGTAGTCGGTGTTAGCCACCGCAGCAGATATGGCCGTGCCGTCGCCTTTGAGCAAGCCGGTAATGCTGGTTGTCAAGGTAATGGCTGGTGTGGTTGTGGCCGTCGCCACCGTACCGGCAAAGCCGTTGGCAGATACAACTGATACGCTGGTAACCGTGCCGCTGGTTGCTAGCGCTGCCCAAGTAGGCGCGCCGCCTGTTGTGGCTGTCAGCACTTGGCCGGTAGTGCCCGCAGCGGTAAACGCATACGCTGCCCCATCCCCATACGCTACGCCGTAGGCTGTAGGGGTTGCAGAGCCGTTTGTCCCGCCGTTGGCAATACCCAAGGTGCCTGCGAGGGTGATAGCGCCTGTGGTAGCCGTTGCTGGCGTCAGGCCAGTTGTGCCGCCTGAGAATGACAAGACGCCAGCGTTGGTGATGGTCACATCACCGGTAGCACCAGACACTGAAATGCCTGCGCCAGCGATGTTGGACAGCACACCCGTGTTGGCCAGCGTGATGGTGCCCAGACCATTGGTGACTGAAATGCCAGCGCCAAAACCAAGAGTGTTTAGGGAATACCCTGTGCCATTGCCAATCAGTAATTGACCATTAGTCGGGATGGTGCTTAAGCCGGTGCCACCGCTGCTGACGGGAATGATACCAAGACCACCACCAGTTATGTTGTACAGACTGTAAAACCACCGATACCATTCCCGCGAGACTGCCCCCGTGCGTTCGTCAATAATCGACACCCGTGGGGGCGTGATCTGGGTGGCGTTCGGACTTGTCGCCATAGTCAGGCATTGGTCGGGCTTATGATCAATTCTGCCCCCATGATGGCGATCTTGTTGGGGTCAGTGCCTGAGAGCTCGTACACACGGTCGCGCAACTTGAGCGTCATGCCCAACCGACGCCAAAAAGTTCGTTGGCCATACGCACCAATTTTGCCCAGCGGCGACCAATGTTCGTTTGACCATGTGTGACCGCCGTCATCCGACCAGCGCAGCATGACCGCAGGGTCATAGCCTGGCGCGGCAGAGTACGCGGTAGTGACCAAATTGTACCCAGTGATGTCGGTATCTGACAGCTCATATTGCCCAAGCGGTTCAAAACCATCCCCTGCTTCGGTGGTCAATGTGACACCTGATTGGGTTGCCAAATACGTTTGCACATATTCAGCTACAAGGTCTAATCCTGATTCAGTGTCAATGTTTTCACTGTCGTATGCAGGGTATAGATTTAAGCCAACGCCTGCCTCGCAATCCAATTGCAGACTGTGGTGCGCTGTGCGCTTCAGGTTGTTCTGGCCGGTTGGCAGCGCCCGCCATGAGCGCAACCACTTCTGAACACCGCCATTGTCAGCATAGATGTCCAAGTCAAACGTGTAGATGTTGCCGTTTTCAAAGTCACCAACGATGATGTTGCCGCCAAAATTGCACTGGCAATTGCTGCGGTGCCGCATAAACTCGCCGTTGTTCCAGCCAGCACGTTCATGCCAAGCTTGGGTGGCCACATCGTAGACCCATGTGGCGTTGCCGCTTGGGAACGTCAGCACGTAAAAAGCATGGCCTTCTTGCTGGTAGGTGTAGGCAATAGCGTCTGAGATGTTGCCGTACTGGGCGATGGCGTACTCAATAGCGTGGGTGGAAATACGAACGCCGGTATAGCCATTGGCTCGGTAGACGATACCTTGGCCACGGGCATCAGTGCCCAACCAGAACAGGCCGTTATCCATTTTGGCAATGGTCGCAGCCGACACACAGCCGATCTCGTTGAAAGCGCCTTGGATGCGGGTCAGGGGGAAATCAGCCGCGCCTGAGTCGTACCAGACTTCGACCGAATCGGTGCCAAACACCCACAGCTCGCGGTGGTCGGAGATCAGACCAACCACGCCGTCGGGCGAGCCTTCGGCGCTTGCAAAATCCAATGGGTTGATGGACGTACCATCAAGCAACTGCGACACCCAGATGATCTGGCTGTTGGGCTGGTTGAACACAAAGTACCCATCAAGGTACGCAACC